TGAATTTTAAGAGTTGCTAACAAGGTGACTTCCTTCAAACTTGTCAAAGACAAGAGCATCAAGATTTTGGTCAAGCCAATAAATAAAAAATTTGTTATTAAATCCTACCAAAAATTTATATTCCTGGAAAGCGGCACTTACTTTATCTTCTTTACTTGGTATGGGGTTTTCGTCTCCTGGATGAGAATGAAAAATGCCCCATATATTACCGTCATTTTTAACTAAATCAGCTGGATCTAATAAAAATGATAACTTTGGGTTTGGTGAAATATTTTTACAAGGAACATATTTAAATTCTTTTGTCACAATACCGACAGCTTCTTTCGGATATTCTTGTAAAGAGTGGTTATTCATTGCCTCTTTTAATTCATTAAATCTTTCCATCTATAAATTCCTGTCGTATACTGTTTATAATATCTACCATAAGGCGCAATCCAGCTTTTATGTTTAATCATAGTTTGTAATATTCTGTTAGTATCAACATACAATGCACAGTGATTAGTTACATGAGTAGAGCCTAAACTCATTGTTATAATGTCATACAGTTTAGGAGTTGATACTTTTTTCCAGCCATATTTTTCTGTGTTAGCTCCGCCAATCTCAAAATACCTCTCATGAGTTTTAGTATACCAATCCTCATCTACTATTTTACAAAAATGCGAAGTATCATAATCAATATCTATGTTTAATTTTTCTTTATACACTAACCTGCATAAGTTAAAACAGTCGATACCAGTATTGATATCATCTCCTAAATGTTTGTAAGGGAAACCAGTATAAGAATTATACCATGTCATTATGTCTATAAATTGCGTGTAATCTATTTATCCAATAATCGGACAAAGTTTGTATACACGAACAACCCCCTTCTTCAATGTGTAAAAGTTTAGATGGCATTAAAAACATACCAAAATGTGTAGCAAGTTCATACTTTTCTGACTTAAATACCATTACATCATAATTTTTTGCATCTGTCAATTTGACTTTTATAGAGCACTTCGATGCCCACTCGTCAACTTTTTGAGTGTGAAAATATTTCATCCATGCTCTTGAATAAGGGTAAGGAGGCAAGTCAAAATCAATTTTTAATTCATTTTTATAGAAAGTTTTGATTAATTCTATACAATCAATATGACCATATTTATGCTTTAATCCTAAATATTTTTGTACCATGTTACATACTCTGGATAAGTTTTTTCAAAAGATTCATTTCTTAATAAATCTAATCGTGTTTGTTCTTGTTTAAAATTTTTGAGCAAACGAGAATCATTTTTTGAAGTCATATATGTTAACCAACTTTTAATTTGTTCAATATCAGATTCATTTAACAGTTTATTATACCTATTAATAAATTTTTTATAAAGTTGAATTATAAATTTTTTGCTTTCCACAGGTAAACAAGTAATTGAATAGTACGAGGGATTAGTTAAAAGAGTTCCAAAATAATCTTTTTTCTGTTTTTTGAACCATAAAATTAAGTCAGGCATTGAGGTGATAGAGAAAATGTTTATAACAGAAGAGAAAGTTTTTATGTGTTTTTTGTAATGATTAACGTTATTCTCGAAAATGTTCCATTTTAAACCTTTTCTTGAATATTCAGCTTGTGCCTTAAAACCTTCTATACTAGGCCAAATTGAAGCATCTTGAAAATTTTCCCATAACTTTAATAAATCAAATTTTTTATACTTAGTATAACTAAGATTACTATTATACTGTAACTTTATATTTTTTGAGTACCCACTATTAATTAATAATTGTAATAATTTATAGTGACCATCTTGAACAAAAGGTTCACCTCCAGCAAAGTAAACATCAGTTAAGTGAGGAATTATATTAGGTAAATCCTCCCATAAAGCCTCGTTTTTTGTGTATGGGTCTATAGTTTTTGAGTAAGGTAATTCTGAGTCTTTATACCAACTCGTAGAAGACTCTGGTCCGCACATTCTACATTTAAAGTTGCATAAGTTACCAAATCTGATATCTAAATAAGTTGGTGTAGTTAATAGTGAGCCATCATCCTGTGTTTTGTCCTGTAAATACTTTTGCTGTTTAAATCTTTCGTTAACGCTAATTCTATTACTTTTGATACCAATAAGCTCACGATCGTAACACACTTTTTTACAAACTGTTGGGATGTCTCCAGCAAGAAATTGTTTTCTAATTTTTTTAAGAGGTTGATTATTCCAAATTTGCGTGATTGTTTCATTTGAGGAGCCTAGTATTGGAGAAGAGCTTTCATACTCAGCATGACAACAGAGGTGGTAATTTCCTAGTAAACCTCCAAAGATGTGATTCCAAGGTAATATGCATCCTTTTATATTATTGTTTAGGTACTGTTCTTCCTGTTGCAGGGAAACCTCCAAAATGAATTTGATTATTTCGAATCGTACAGGCTTGAAGTGATTTGCCGCAAACATCTCCAGCAGCAGATCCTGCTGTTGTGTTATCTGCAGCGATAGGATTAGCATTAGAGGTAAGAGAGGTTCCAGGTATAGCCAAGCCTCCAGGTCCAGGATATTGACACTCGGGACCTTTATAAGCCCACTGACAAGTGTTTTTATAATACTTTCTGTTAGGTAATTGATTTCTAAAATATTGAAGCCAAGATATTAAACTAAAAGTTGCTACTTCATCACTTAACGTTTCCAAACTATCAATTTTAAATTTATCTTCAATATATGATTCGGTATCTGCTTCAGGATTAACTATGAAAACTGCATCTCCCACTGCTAAATTTGAATCTAAAGGGTTTGATAAATATAAAAAACGATTTTCTTCTATTGACTGAATTGTTCCTTCTGTTGTTCCTAGCTCTGCGCGTACGTTATCCCCAACTCTGTAAGGTAAAGCATTATAAACTTCAACTACATTAGAGGTAACAAATCTCGCTGTGCTATACTCAGGCCATTGATCTAAAAAATTAGCAAAAGTAGTTTTTACCGCAACAACTCCTCCTAGAAGGTCACGGGTATCAGACTTTTCTTCTCTCCATTCTCCGTTTACTGCAATCGTTTGATCTCTGGTAAATGCAGCATTTGCTTTTCCATATATGCCAGTTTCTACTGAGGAATCGTATGCTAAGCCATTTGCTCTAGCTCTAGTTAAAACATCAAAACCTTCTGTGCCCGCTGAACCAAAATCACTAGGGTTAGCATCTATTGTTCGAGGATCTATACCATGCACTAATTCCCCATTCACAAACGCTTGACACGCATTTGAGGTATTATTACCAACTAAAAAAGGATCTTCAATCAACGCTGAAATAATATTATCAACATTAAAAACAGTTAAAGATAGTTCGTTGATTTTACCGTCGCTGGACTGCTCAATTGATGAAATTTGTGATGGGAAGGGTATAAAAGAATCACCACCATAAGTAACGTTATAATTTAAATCTGAAATTAAATCACCACGTATATCTGCAAACCTAATAGGAAAGTTAGTAGGCCAAGATCTTCCCTCACCTTTACCTGTGGGATTACCTGCCGCATTTTCTGGATACCACTCTCCTGGATAGTATATTTCATATAATCTAACAACAGGGTTTTGAGTAAAAGCATTTTTTTCAGCTATGAAACCACTAGGACCAATAGATTGAATAGTTGATATAGCTGTAGTTACATTACCTGAATACGTATTAGCTTGAAAAGGTAGTGAGGTTGTATTTAATAAACCATTTGCGGTTCCAGAAATTGATATTACATTTGAGTGAACAACCTCTAAATTAGAGAACTCTAAGATAGAATTAGATAATTTAACTTTTAATATGTTTGAAGTAGCGTCAACGTTTGCTATTGTGCCAGTTGCAGCTGATGTATTTCCAATGAGAACATTGTTTGTCTCAAAAGACGACGCGTCGGCTACTTTGATTACTAAGTCATAATTTCTTGCTGTCATTAGTCATACGTTTCTTGAAGTTTAAATGCTACAGTATAAAAATTTTGTGTTAAATTTGCGCCTGTAGATAAAACTTGAGTTACTGATAAAGGTCCATCAAATCTAGTAGTAATTGTACCAGATTCATTAAGATGTGACAAGTCAAATGTGAATGCTTCAAACTCTCCGCTACGAGCGGTATAAAAGTTTTCAATAGCTGTTTTTTCAATACCACTTATGTTAGTATATTGTAAACTATAATTACGTTTTGAACGTCGTGACCTTAAGCGTCTTTTTTCGTATCCAGCTTGAGAATTAAAACTTATAGTGTCAAACACTCTCTCAGCAGTAAATCCCTTATCTGGTTTTCTATCAGCCATTGAAGTAAATCTATCCAAAGTAGATACCTCAGAATCAAATACCCTGATGCTTAAAGTATCTTCGGAACTTACAGCACCAAGAGGTGCTCCTGAAATTACAGTTGGTGTATGATTCACAATCGGTGATATGCCTGCACTTCTATATCTTGCTGCATGAGACAGTCGAGTAAACTCAATAAGACCAGAAAATCTTTCTCCTTCAGAGGCAGTATTAGAATTAGATCCAATAATTACATTACCAGCAAAATCAGATGCAGTCATATTTTTATGTGCTACTTTTACATTATTTACATATAATCTCAAATTTTGTTCATTTTTTTCATAAGAAACAGCAACATGAAGATTAACTCCTCCATTTGCGTTGCCACCGTAAAGCTCTGTTATAGTTCCACCATCATTTACTACAAAACCAACATTTGAATTAGCCCCAACTAGTCTTAAAGTATAATTATTGTTATTTGTACCTGCGTGCTTTGCAAATAAAGATTGATTTGCAGTCATTGTAGCGCCTGTGTCTGGTTTTATAAATGTATCTAACGTGAAGTCTCTATTTAATATATTAAAGTCACCGTTATCAGGTAAATCAGCAAAATTACCAGCTGATCCATCTAAATCAAGCCTAGCAGTTCCATTAAAACTTGCACTTCCATCTCTAAAAACTAAAGAGTGAGAAGAGGGACTATCATCAGACAAATTACCACTAAAATTAGTTAAAAGTTTGACTGCTGCATTATCTCCTATATCAATACCTTGATTCCCCAAAGTTGCAGAAGGATAAGTGTAAGAATCAGGAGTTTGAAATACACCTGATAAATAGACCATAAAGTCTGTGGCAGAGGATACATTTACCCCAGAGGGTAAAGCAAAAGACTCTGTATTACCGTTTATTACGTATGAGTTAGAATCGGTTACAGTAGCAGATGTGTTAGAATAATCTACGCTTCGGACTGCAGGAAACGTTCTAGTTAATTTGAAACGAGAAGGTAAACTAATGGTTTTGAGAGTTAGATTAGAAGCATTTGGTGCCACTAAAAAGGAAGCAGTCTGTCCTCCATTTGATAAATCATATGCAGTTGTTTGTTGTAGCACACCGTCAATAAAAGCAGTTATTTCACCTTTGTGGTCAACTGTTGAGGGTAAGTTAAATTGTGTGCGAGAGGCACCAGTACTATTAAATTGTGATTCTGCTACTACACTAAATGCTGTAATAGGGGCTTGTGCGTCATCAGGATATGTTGCCATTAGCTAGATCCTCTCATTGACCTACGTATTGGTCCGTTATTTCTTAAATCTCTAGTTACAATATCAACCACAAACTTTTCTCCGTCAAAACGAGGTGTTGATTGCTGAGTAGCTTCTTGCGGAGTTCCTTGATTGATTATATTTACAGAAACATTTCCGCCCATTTGACCAGTTGAATTCATTGCGTTCAAATTAGAAGCACCAATAGAACGTGCAGAGGAACGCTTCATTACAAACTCACCAGGCTCTAATAATGCAGGAACCCTGTCTCTCATCATGCCTCCAGCGGCCATACGTACAGGACCACCCGCCGCACTTGTTTTTAATGCTTTTGCGTTATCAAGTGCACCAAAACCGAATTCATTACCTTTTCCACTTGCTTTACCAGCACTACCTTCAATAGAAAAAGCGCTTTTCAAAATTCCTGTTGCAAAATCTGATACTGGATCTATCAATGTTTCTTTCAAAAACTGTTTTCGAATATCGTTTAATAGATTAAATAAAAATTGATTGAAACCTTCTCTAAAACTCTTTAATGTAAATTCACCTTTTGCTATCGCATCAAACATCTCATTTAATCCACCAGCTATGTTGTCTCTTAATTCTTTGTTGATTCCCTTAAATAATCGTATTCTTAAACTTTCGCGCTCTTTTAATGTATCAAATTCTCTATCAGCTGCATTTTTAGCTATCTTCTCTTTTCTTACAGCGCTATCCTTAGTAATCTTTTCTTGTAAAATACTTGAATTTTTGGTAGCCTTTATTACTTCATCTGTAGACTTTTTAAACCTTTCACCAAACTTTTTTAAATCCTCAGCATTTCTATTTATAGTTATTTCTATGCCTGTAGTGTCGCTAAGCGGCTCTAAACCTCTGCTTCTTCTTGAGGCATTTTCAATGTCTCTGCTAAACTTTTGTAATTGATTGATTAATTTAGCGGTCATTTCTATCTGTTTAATGAATAATTTTCGATCTTGTTCTAATTTTAAAACGTCTAATTTAGTCCTTGCCTCAGCAATATTTCGGTCAGATTCAGCTTTCTTTTCAGCAAACCTTCTATCTTCTGCTGCTAAAGCAATTTTTAAATCTCTAGCTTCTTGTCCAAGGCTTAATCTGTCCTCCCGTGTAAGTCCGCCAATGTCTTTTAAAAATGACTCTCTAGCTTTGTTTTGTGCCAAAAGTTCGTTAGTAATTGCTTGTTGTGCTTGTAACTGATCTTTTGCTATCAACATATTATTTTTTTCTTGTAAGCTAACGGCTTTTAGCTCTAAACCAAGTATTTTGCTTCTGATATTAAATATTTCTTTATCAATGGTAGAAGCTAACTTGTCTCTCAACATAACAAGCTGTTGTGTTGCGACTAAAGCGTTTTTCTCTGAATCAACAAAATCTGAACTAAATTTAGAAATTTCTTTTTCTTTTTCAGCTATCATTTCTTTTAAAACAACAATT